TTATTTTGTGTTTTGCCCGCCAACAACCGGAACTACTTCAATTTTTCTGTCGTATCTTGCCGTCTGGGTAATATTTCTATGACCCGAAATCATCTGCTTCTCTGCCAGTGTGCCGTCCAGATCTGAAATCCCTTTTGCTTTTAAATCATGAAACGTAAAGTTAAAGTCCAACTCTGGGAAAGTGTCTTTCGCTATATCTTTCGCTTTTTTCCAGCGGCTGTTAAAGCCATCACGGGTATATTTATGGCCTGTAGCCTGACAAATCACATACATGCTGGCAATGCCGGGATCAGTTACTAAGGTGCCACTCATTTTCACAGCATCTTCTAAACGCTTTGTCCACGCCTTAATTTGCTGTTTTGCTGTTTTCCGGTTTTACCCTGGCGAATAAAGATCCCGTTCTCCATTAACTGTGAGCGGGTGAGTGACAGCACGTCGGCCTGTCGTGCGCAACATAAATAAGCCAGCTCCATTGCCATTTTAACAATGGCAGGGGAAACAGAATAAAGTGCGGTATATTCTGCATCGGTGATATACCGTTCCCGTGCCTTCTCCTTGTATTGCTTCACACCCGTACACGGATTGCCTTTGACCATTCCACGCTCATATCCCCATTTGTAGACACGGGAAAAAAAGGTTTTTTCGCGGTTGGCCTGCGTTCTGCTCTTCAGGCCGCGTTTGTCCATGTATTTTCTGACGTGCTCAGGTTTCACATTATCCGGTGACATTTTTCCGAAGACAGGTGTCAGCTTGTTGGCATATTTTCGGTAGTCTTTTTTGGTCTCCATCGCCAGATCTTGAAAGGTGGCGGAGGCCAGGAATTGTTTGATTAACTCTGATACCGTGTTTTCCTCCCGTGACATGTCACAAATAATTTTTTCATATTCCGCCCAGATGACTGAAAGTGGTGCATCCAGAGGGCAGAGGGAAACAGATCCCCCTCTGGCCGGATGAAATTCATATTTGGTTTTTCCCCGATAGACCCGTTTGGGTAACTTCGCATCGGCGGGATTTTTCCTTGTTCTGGCCATAATTACACCTTCTCGAAGTCTGGCTCTTCGGTCGGTTTAGAGTAGCGAGTGGCAATCATGGGATGGTTAAAATGCTGCCAGGTCGTTCTGGGTTTATTATCGGGTCGCGTGATAAAGAAAATGCCATGTCTGGCCAGTAATTCGCACTGTTTGGAAGGTATTTTATAGCCGGTCAATTCTTCCATCTCCTTATCGGTGATAATGTCGCATGGGTTTTTCATGGTCTTGCCTCATCATCGATAGAATGATCAGATCAGCGGTGTTGCAGGCACGGGCAATATCCCCCTGATTGCAGGGCGTGTTTTTGACACTGGCCGCTAATCGTCCCAGTTTGATATCGAAGTTAGTTAATAGCTGTTGTCCGGGTTGCCAGGGTTGCATGATGGTTCTCCGTTGGGTGGATTGACCATCATGCTATTCATTACGTAGCCGAATTTCTGATTAGGCTTAATCAGTTTTACGGGCGAAGGATAGGCTGTCGGCCTCAGTCTTTTGATTGTGGCCAATCGGCTCAATTTTTATCTCGACCGGAAAATCGTAGGATATTGTGCAGCGGCGGTCGGTCACGATCAGGCCGTTCGTGCCATCGGGCAGAGTGAGCCTGACGGCTTGGTTACGACGGTGTTGATGTTTAAGCATTGGTCTGGCCTCTTGTTTTATCTCTAATGGCTATTTTTAGGCGTGCAAGCTGAACAGTGGTCGGCTTATATTCAGCAGGGGCATGCGGGTAGTAGCGGTTAATCACTCCATGTTCTGGTTTCGATACCAGCATCAGGTTTTCAATGACACAATTTTGTTTATTGTCATCGATAAATTTAATCACGCCGCTTTTGGGGATCGGGCCATGATGTTGTTTCCACACCAGCCGATGCTTAAGTTTCCATTTACTGGGAATAGCCACTTTGACTTTGACATAACCGTCCTGAGTGACGACTTCACTGCCGATAGGCAGGTCGTTATGGGGACGATGATTTTTCTTAAATGACCCGGTATTTGCACCGGTTAACCCTTTTTTACCTTTATTGGCTGGAGAGTGACCTTGGGTAAAGCAACCACTACGGCCTGTTTTTAACTTCAGACGCTTACGTAATGCGTTAATGGCCTCTGAAGAACGGGTAACATGAAATTGCTGATTAAAGGCTAAGGTGAGTGTATCCAGCCGCAATAAATAATGTTCACGCATCCAGTTTTCCATTGCAGGGGTATAGACAAAACGCGCCATTATTTAACCTCCAGATATTTAGGTGCTGATTGAATTTCGTTATCACCCAACATCTTTTGCACCGTGAGGGCCAGTTTGCCGTTTTCCACGATTTGGTTGGCGACAGCCGAAACCGCTTTCGAACGGGCAATTTCATCTTTGAGTTCTTCGCCTGTCAGTGCTTCATCAGAGAGGCGTTCTAGCTGGGCAAACAGATGATTATGTAAATCTTCCAGATTGTTTTTCATCGTGCAGACCCTCTCAATGCAACTGACCGTGATGAGTACCGGAATTGAGCTGATTCATCAAAGTAGTTGCCAATTGCTCCAATATTGATTTTTCCATTGGAACGAGATCATCAGAACTGTCTGCTGACCAGGTCACTTCACACTGCTTGATTTCTTCGTTATAAAAAATACTAATTTCGAGTTTTGCTGCCATAATGTCCTCCGTAATGCCCGAATCACCGGGCATAATCTGATGGTTAACGAACCTGCAAACTTCTTTCCCCAATTTCGATATGCGCACCCGGAACGGTTTCACCGCGTTCGATAGCGTCCTTTATCGCTTTCTTGTCTGGGGCGATAAGGGTTTGAACGTCCACCAGCTCATCGGGCAGCAACATCTCGTTATCGATAATGATCTTGGCTACACCCGGGCGCGCACTAAAGGTATTTTTAGTGGTCTTAAGGCTATTCAGATTAGCCTTCAGCAAACAATCCAGCGCATATTTCTTGAGGTGTTTGGCTTGGCCTTCAAAGGATCTTTTGCGTTCTGCCAGTCGCTTGGCCTCATCGTCCAGCGTTCTGGCCCGTCCTTCAAGGTTGCGGACATGTATCATTACTGCATCCAGTTTGTCACCCAAAGCCCCTTCCAGCCCTTCAAGGGTGTCGGCGATGTCTTCCAGTGAAAACTCACCGGCTTCTATCAGTTTTTGCAGCTGATCATAATCGGCTGCCAGTGCAATGGCGGTTGTGGTCATTGGTCTGCCTCTTCTTCAAGTTTGGCTAAACACTCTTTTTCAATTTCAGTCAGACGACGCAGGCGGCCAGACAAATATTTTTCATAATCTTTGTCGGCTTTGGCCTTGGCATTCTCTAAATGAATACCTAACTCACGGGTGAGGGTGGAAGCTATGCCACGAATTTCACTCTGGCTGACAGCAGTACGCATGGTTTCGGTATTGCGCGTGAACTTATCGTCCAGTTCCTTACGGAGACGAACCCAATCTTCAGCTTTATCGCTGGCCGCCTTAATCCCGAATTCAATTTTATTGTCAGCCAGATATTCAGGGTTATCGTGCATTCCCATGAAGACATCAGCGCTGAATCCGAGCATAGACAAGGCTTTTTTGATAGCATCAGTTAATGATTTCTTTATCACTTCACTATCGGCTTTGATGCCGTTTTTGCTTTTATAAAGATAAGGAGTAGCACCGTAACTTTCGATTTCTCCCCGGATATCACCTTCAATCAGATACCAGAACAAAATTTTGAGGGAATGATTCTGCTCGCAGATCAACGTACCATCACTATCACGCAATATACGCACCCCAATCTGTTTATTTTGGCTGTCATAAACAGGCTCAGAAAGTGGGGCGCCATTGATCATTTTTTCTTCCATCACCTGATAACCCCAACCTTTACCTACAGGTCCAAATATCTCAGTTGCCCTCATAAACATGTAGTTACTGTTAATACTGGTACCGCTGAACCCCATCCCTTCAAGTGGCTTAGTAAAGCGGGGATCGGTACGCTGGACGACTTTCCATATACGGAGATTGGTTTGCTGCTCGTCATCACCCGCTTTAATGGCTTCTTCCAGAATGTTTGCACGATACTGGAAATTATCATTCGCCGTGTCGGTGTGACAGGTTACATGAGCCTGATTTGTTTCCTCAGTATCATCTTCGCTTGTTTCAGCCGGCAAGGTAGTTTTACTCGGTAACGGTTCTTCTGCCTGCTTATTTTTCCGCGTCCTACGGGGTTTAGTCTCGGTTTTTTCCACTTCGGATGGGGATTCGGTCTGTTGAAGGTTATCAGCAATGGATTCTGCTACTGTGGTCAACGGTGCAGATATAAGTTCATTGGGTGAATCAATTTCTTCCTCCGGTTCAGTCGGTGCATCACCTAAAGCCGCGTTCAGATATTCCCGTCTGGCAACGGTGTCAGTCAGAAGTTCAGGACGACGTTTACCTTCACGTACCACGCTGAAGATAGTTTCCCGTGGAATAGACAAGGCGTCGGTTCTGATACGGAATGCGGTAGACCAGCGCCGCCATGCTTCATCGTTGTCTGCGATCAGCTTTTTAGCTGCGTTCAGGCTATGCGACAGAACTCCCCAGCAATGAAAGTCACCGTCCAGTAATGCCAGCGCGATTTCCAGATCCAGAGTGGCGTAAGTATGAGTAAAGTCACGATAAGTAATAGCTGGGCTTTTAGCCTGTTCGAGCGCTCTAACCTGCCATGTGGTGCCGTTGAATTCATATTCAGAGGCAAATTTCTCATCAAATTTACCCACCGGTGGACGAGGGGAACCCGTGCGATCTTCACAGATAATAGGTTCATCCGTATTGAACTTGTCCATATCCTCAGGGTACTCTTCGCCCAAATGAACGATGGCGAGCGCCTGAACCATTTTTACCGAGTTGGCTTCAAGTGCGATAGCTAAAGGTACAGCCCCATCCTTTTGAGCCTCTAGGGTGGGCTCAAATACACAAACATAAATTGTCATTGGTCTTGCCTCTCTTAATACGGAATTTCTTCGTCAGCTTTTGAAATAGGTTGTCCTTCAATACATAAAAGTGCTTGGATCTGATCTTCCAGTTCGCTGGCCTTTACCTGAGCATCAGCAATCACTTTCTTCTGCTGTGTACGTAGGGAGTTAATCTGAGCATTAACGAGATCAGATTGAGTCATTGATGGGTAGGGTAATTCGATTTCGTGTGTAGCAACCAGTACGCCGAATAAATCACCGTTGTATTTAGGGTGAGTTGTTGTCACTAAAATCGAAGTTTCATTGAAGAAACTTTGTTGGGCATAAACATAGAGTTTCACGTTCAAGTTTTGTGCTTTCATAGCAACTCCTTGTGTTTTTGAATGGTACTCAGCTATAATGAGTACTGATCAATGAGTCATCATTGGTCTTGCCTCTTACGGCGGATTGGTCTCTGCCGTTAGAAATCCCGATAGCTTTGGTCGGCGACTCGGGGTAAAAGAACCCACTTCGGTGGGTTTTTTTACGTCTGTTGTAAAGTGCCCGTCTTTCCGAGCTGTCAGGTTAGTTGCTGCCTCTCACGTTCCATCAAGTGATGGTGGTCTCCGACTAAAAAGTGCTGGTTACGCTATCCAGCGTCGCTTTACCCTGGTCAAGGAATGACGACCGTCTTTGCGCCTCTTTACATATCACTCTGTGGTGATTGGTCTCGATTAACAATGTCCCCTGGTGTTGGGATAAATCCAGTTGTCATGAAGTGGTAATCATGGCAGGTCACAATGAGCGCTGCGGTTCTCCCCCTTCATGACAACTGAAGCTGTAAATTCGGTCTGAACACTTAACCTAAACGGCTGCTGTGCCGTATTGTCTGAGCAAATCATCTACCTATTCATATGCCGGTAGCGGCTACTTCGTGGGCGTCCTGCCTGTTTGCTGTTGGATTTTAGTTTAAATAAATAAACTTTTTTGTCAATGCAATTTGTTCGTTTTTTTAAACAAAAAGAATTAAGACATAAAAAAACCGGCCTAAGCCGGTTATGGTGTGTGGTAGAAGTTAGTAAAGATTTAACTGCATTTTTACACAAACACCAATTATTTTACATTCAGCATCCATTTGAATTTTTGAATAGTCTTGATTGATGGACATTAAATATTTATTAGGTCCATCAGATACATAGCGTTTTATAACTGCTTCTTTGTAATCACCTATAGTGGCAACTACAATACAACCTGATTTCACCTCTCTACCAAAATCTGCAATTAATGTTGCCCCAATTGGTATCGATAACCCTTGTCCAGAAAGATCCATCATAGAGTTATTTTCCATTTTTACAGCAAAAGCAAAGGCCGATACAAGGTCTAAGACCTCAATCCATTTTATTGCAGCATTAAATTCTCCCAGCATTAATTGATCCCATGATGCAGCCTGTCTCAATGTGATAAGTGGTACTTCACGAATCTTAACAGGGATCGAATTATCTAGTTCTAGATTCGCTTCTATCTGAGGTCCTCCTTCAAGAAGCCAATTTTCAGATACTCTTAATACCCTAGCTAGGCTAGGGATGTATTTTGCGGATGGTTCAGAACCGCCATTAACCCACTGGCTAACAGTGCCTTTTGATGCACCGGTAGCTTCTACTAAGTGGCGACTTTTAAGCATCAACTGGCTCATACAGAGGTTGATACGATCGTGGATATTCATCTTATTCATGTTCTCATTTTTAAACAAAATTTGTTTAATGTCTTGACCTTTTGATGTTTGGAATTATAAACTTTTAACCGTGAAATCATTTATGAGGTACAAACATGTTAAAAAAATCTGCACTTGACTATTTTGGTGGTGTAACAGCCACTGCTAAGGTTTTAGGTATTTCAAAATCTACTGTAAGTACTTGGCGTACTGTTGTTCCATGGAAATACGCATTACTTATAGAAAAACTAACTGATGGAAAGTTGAAATATACTCCTTCAAATTATGAAAACAGTTTGTTCAAAAACGCAAAATAAATCTGATTAGGTTTAATCAATATTGCGACAGGAGACAAAAATCGTGGAGCAAAGCATAAGTACGCTCAAAGCTGAAGTTGAGGCTTGGGCAATAGAACGAGGGCAGGAGCATGTAGCAATTGAAGTCAGTCGAATGTATTTCCTGCTGTGTCATGGCCGTTCTCAGTCTCGGTTACATCAGATTGAAGACGGAATGGGGAAAGCTAACTGGAAAGCGATAAACAACAACCGACAGCAGATTTTTCGATGGTTACGTAGTGACTCAAATGCAGCACAACGCAAAATTTCGGAACTGTTGCCTGCGATTGAGGCGGCATTACCCGCAGAACGGCGGGCGAGATTAACGAGTGCAGATAACCTGAATTACCTCGCATCCGTTGCGATCAGGGAATTTGCGGCAGCAATGAGTGAAACACTACTTGGAGGTCGTGACATGTCACACCGAATAGCGATAGCGGTATCTGCACTGAATGCAATAAACCCACGTCTGACCAACGTGCATTAACTGAGAGGCAAGACCAATGATGAAACCCATCGATAAGATCACTTATCGCAATGGCTTTCGCCGGAACGATAAGCCTGCCACTTTTGAGGAAGTGTCAGAAATTTATGAAAGCCGTAAGGAAGCGGCTCTGACTGACTGGGAGCAGCACAAAAAGCAGAAGGTCAAATCGCAGAGCCAAAATGTGTAAGGGCGTGATATGAGTTTGTTATTGTTAAAAAGTCGCCCACTGGTGGTTATTCCTGAGTTGGCTATGCGCCTGGGACTGAACGAGGCCATTATTTTGCAGCAGATCCAATACTGGCTGACAGAAACCTCGTCCGGTATTGAAGTCAATGGCTGCCGCTGGATTTATAACTCGGTTGAGAAATGGCAGGAGCAGTTTCCGTTTTTATCTGCATCCACCATTAAACGGGCGCTGGCGAATTTGAAAAAGCTAGGCGTGTTGCAAATTGAGCAAATCAATAAGTCCAACCATGATCGGACAAATTACTACGCGATAAATTATGAACATGCACTGTTAGCCGGTAAGGTCAAAGTGACCCCATCGAATGACGAAAAAGAAAATAATCGAGCGGGTCAGAATGACCTTATCGATAAGCGCAAGCTGAGACGATCAAACGGGTCAGAATGCACCGTTCTGAATGGGTCAAATTGGCCTGATCTTACAGAGAATACAACAGAGATTACTACAGAGAGTACAACAGTAACTTCTTGTCAGGTTCCCGTGGAACCCGACCACGATCCTGCCCGGCAAGTATTAATTTATTTCAATCAGGTGACCGACTCTAACTACCGGGGTGGAAAAACCACGATGGGGTATATCCGTGCGCGGTTGGGCGACGGTTATGCGGTGGGTGACCTGATGTTGATCACTGATTACCTGACCACCAAGTGGAGAGATGACGGCAAGATGCGGGATTACCTGCGCCCGAAGACACTGTTTGGCCCGGAGAACTGTACGGAATATTTCGACAAGGCGTGTAAATGGGACAACGCGGGGCGTCCTGCCTGTGTCAATGGTCGCTGGCTGAAAGCCGGAGAAACTGCCATCACCATTGACACCGTGGAGCGTGATGCCACGTTCCGATTATTGTTTTCAACCGGCTGGACTCCGACAAACCGTATTCAGGGGTTGGCACAACAACTGGCACGTAAAGCTGGAATAGGGCGGATGAGTGAAGTCCCGGCATTAGCGGCTTGGCGGGGGATCTGGAAACAGGCAGCAGAACAAGCGGCGAAAGAGCAGCACTCTGGCCAATAGTAAAAACGCTTTCTGACCAAAAGCGGAAAAACCAAAAACAAGGCAAGACCATATGAACAACGAAAACGATGTTAACAAACTGATCCTTGATCGGCGAGATATTACTGATGATGGCTGCGACCACTCAGCCAGCATTATCGACAGTTTCAATCAGGCAGCGCGAGCCCGCAGTCGCCAGCCTTACCAGCCCAAGCCAAAACCCATTAAGGTTTCCTCTCGGGCGAAGGCATCCGATCCCGTGGTTAAAATTGGCGAACGTATCAATTACGGGCGGAAAATTGTCAGGGGGATCTATGAATTATCCCGTCTTGGGCGCAATGCTGAAAGCATCGCTATCTTGCTGAAGATGCCCTTGGATCGTGTTCAGCATGTGCTGTCATGTAATAGTTCGATGAAGAGAGCGGTTTACAAGCAGGTGATGGCCGCACCGAAACTCACAGAAAAAGAGATTATGGCGCGTCTGGCCGCAGAATCCAAGGCGTAGTCATGAGCACACAATCTGATTATTTACCTGCAGGGTTGCCACACAACCGCGGGTTATGGCCACAAGAATATCGTGATCTGGAAAACCTGGATTTAAAGGCCAGTCGGTTAATCAAACAGTTAAAGCGGGAGAAAATCAGCCGGACAACCGTCTTAGTTGAGATTGAGAAGACCTCTGATGATCAGCGGGAATTCCTCAGAACGCGCTTGAATTACTGGCGTGAGATCATATAAACCCTGAGAGGCAAGACCAATGAAACAATCAAATAGCTTTTTGCATTACCTGAAAGAAGAAGTGATCGGCTACTGGCAAATACTTATTGATGAAGATTTCCGGCTCTATATGCTCGCCTTGTTCTTGCTCCTGACATTTCCGGTTTCACTGCCAGTGATGGCGTTGATCCGATTTGTGTACGACTGGTTGGGGGAATAACAATGGATAACCAATTAAATAGACAAGCAGTGGAATACACGGCTGAAATTGAACTGACAGGGTTTATTCTCTACGGCAACGATGATTTTCGGGCAAGCGGGCGCATTTACCATGATGTTGATCAGCGTTGGTTTGATGGCGCTGAAATCATTACGTCACCTGTTCAGAATATTCATACCTTCAATTCCGATGGGTTTATCCGAACCCGCAATTCGGTTTACAAGCTCAGGACGCCCAATAATGGCTAAATCTCCTGCAGAACGTAAAGCTGCCCAACGTCAACGCCAGCAGGAGGCTGGTGTGACCAAAATAGAATTGCTGGTGGATAATAAGGAGTTGGACATGCTCAGGCGTAATTGTGCGGTTCGAAGGCCGGGCCGGGAACCTTACGATGTTAACGAGTATCTGACCCTGTTAATTAGAATGGATGACCGTTCATTGAAAAAACAGATGTCTGAGCTACAGCAACAATGCTGTGGAAAATGCGGCGAATCTTTACCGGTGACGGAATGCTGTTTTTCAGGTGAAGCCGCCTGCTGGAATACATTAGGCTGGCATAATCTGAAACTTGCGTTATAAATTAAGTTGACGAAAAATAAAATACCCGAACTTTTTAGGTTGACAGATTTGAAAAAATACGAAAATATACGCGAACGCATTTCACTATGAAGGTTTTGACATGGATAATAGAAACTTGATGCCTTGCTGGGAAGTACAACCAGAATTAGACGAAAAGTCGGTTATGTGTTTACTTAAATCTATTGCAGGGGTCTTAACGGATGTACCTAAACATGAACATTATTTAGATAGTAATTGGTCTACTGGCGTTCGCGCTTACGATTGGGTTAGAAATCACTTGAGCCTTGCTGAAGAAGAAGGAACTATACCCGGGCTAAAAATGGTTTCTAAGAAATTGGATTTCGTTTTAGCAATTAATGAGGTTCCTATACAATTTTCTAAAGATTGTATCAGTGCGCCCAAAAAGACACATCGCTTAGTAAGGAATCATGCTGAGTTTCAGCAAATGACATTGTTTGGTGATAGTGAGCCAGAACTTGATGTTATTTGGCGTGTTATCGCAGAACCTTATTGTATTGACGAGACCGATGATTTTCCCCAATGGGATATAGCACTTATTGGTATAAATAAATATGGTTCTATCATAAGTGAAATTAGATATCACGAAACTGTATCTGTGCCATTAACTGATGATTCAGATATGCGTCCTGAAGCTGCTACTATCGAAGAGGCTCAACTAAGACGTCGTAATGTAACCGATGAAACTGTGAAAAAAGATGGAACTGTTTGATTTTAAATCGGGCTATAGAGGGGATAAGTTGAGACTTGCTAGGATGGCAAGGGGGTTGTCGTGCGAAGATTTGGCGACAGCCTTAGGAAAAAGTAAACAATATATTAGTAAATTAGAAAAAGGGTTTAAACCGTCAGAATTTTTAATTGATGAGTTAGCGAGTTATCTAGATATCCTCCCTGACTTTCTTTTTACAGAGCGTAGTTATCCTATAGAAGATGAGCTATGTCACTTTAGGAGCAAAAAGTCTAGAACAAAAACACTAACTAATTGCATATTAGCTAGAGCTGAAATTTTAAACTCACTTATTTCAGTATTAGAAACAGAAATAGAATATCCAGAGTTGAATATTCCTGATGTCTCAGATAGACAGCTTAACACGCTAGATGATATAGAAAGAATTGCTGAAAATTGTCGTCGTTATTGGGGCTTAGGCTTAGGCCCTATATCATCTATGGTGAAATTTGTTGAGAATTTGGGAATTATTATTGCGCATGTTTCTGATGTTGATGATAGAGTCGATGCTTTTACGGTAAATAGTAAACGCCCGATTATTATTCGTAATGATGCTAAGTCAAGCATTTGTCGTTTTCGCTCAGATATCGGACATGAACTGGGTCACATAATATTACATGATGGTATTGTAACAGGTGATAACCTCACAGAAAGTCAAGCAGACCAATTTTCAAGTGCTTTTATGGTTCCAAGAATTTCATTCATGAAAGAGTTTCCAAAGATGAGAGGAAGATATCTTGATTGGGGTGCTCTTATAGAGTTTAAATTACGTTGGAAAATTAGTCTAAAAATGATCATTTATCGTGCATCTGCTTTAGGCTTATTAACAAAAGAACAAGCAAGAAGCGGTTATATTCATCTTAATACAAAAGGTCATACAAAGGTTGAACCAGGAGATGATGTAATTCCAGTAGAAGAACCTTCTTTGCTAAAAAGAAGCATTGAGTTGTTAGACGATCTATCTTGGTACAATATACTTATGAAAACAGGGGTCACAAAGGAACTTGTGAGGGAGCTGTTTTTTGTTAACAAACCGATTAGTAATAAAACATCTTTTATTCAATTGGTTAATTGATATAAAATATTAACATCGGCCTGAACATCCGAACCTAAACACAAGCTGCTGTGCCATTACCTTAAGGGATAAAAAATGGCACAGCATAGTTTTATCAAAATTTCCGACGACACCCTGAGACCGGCGACGCCTGCCGCCAGGGAATACCTGCACTCTAAAGTGAAGTGTGGCGATGTGCTTTATGCTGATTTTAAGAAAGCACGTAATCCGCGTTTCCACCGCAAATACTTTGCCCTCTTGAATCTCGGCTATGAATACTGGGAACCCACCGGCGGCACCATTTCACCTGAAGAAAAAGAACTTGTCCGTGGCTATGTACAATTTCTGGTCCACTTCGCCGGCAGTGAAGATGCCTTACAATCTGCGGCGGATGAATACCTTGCCGGCCTATCAAAAAAACGCGCCCACAACATTACCGCGACTAAATCCTTTGATGCTTTCCGACGCTGGGCGACCGTGGAAGCGGGTCACTACGATACTTATGAAATGCCGAATGGCGCTCTCTACCGTGAACCCCGTTCTATTTCCTTCGCCAGGATGGAAGATCTTGAATTCAGTGAACTCTATAAAGCCACATTAAACGTGCTTTGGAATTTCATTCTTTATCGCACTTTTCCGACCAGGGAGGCGGCGGAGAATGCCGCCTCTCAGTTGTTCGATTTTCTGTAATGAGAGGCAAGACCAATGACCAAAAGTGAAAAACAATGGCTTTCGGATGTGGCTTCACTGGGCTGTATTTGTTGTCGGAATAGGGGATTGGGCGCATCTCCGGCGGAAATCCATCATGTAAGAACGGGGCAGGGCATGGCACAACGGGCGGATCACTTCTCCGTTCTGCCACTGTGTCCTCGTCACCACCGGGCATGTTATCCCACGGGCTTTCATGCTGCACCTAAAACATGGCAGGTGACCCACGGTACGGAAACAGAACTCTTGTCCCAGGTTAAAAAGGAAGTGGAAGAGGTACGATTATGTCGGGTGTGATATTTTCAACGGATGGGCTGCAATTAACCCAATCACAAGAAATCTGGTTGCAGGACTGGTTATCTAAGTTTGGTGCATGGGTTTACTCTGGCAGGCTGGACAAGCGCCAGAGCAGTATGATAGCTGAGTTTATGGCTACCGTTGAGTTGCGGGTCTATCCAGAGCGCCCGATATGCAATGATGATGACGGTATGTTAATTGCAAGAGTAGTAGATCACATATACCACATTGATAGGGTGGCATTTGGGATGTTATTGAGCCGATATGTTTATGGTATTTCCGATAGGGCTATCGCCAGACATTATCATGCTACGATTCCGCCAAGAATTATGATCCGCAGAAATGGCATGTTGCGTAAACGTAAACCATCAATGTCCACTTGTCGGCGTGAAGTTGAAGAAATATTGAGAGCAGCAGAATATTTATTATATCAGCCGCTAAAAGATGCTTTTGAAGAGCAAAATATTGCAGCAAACGTGTTGACATCTTTGAACTAATGAGCCAGTATTTCAGTATATGTTGCGATATTTGCATTCGTGATCAACGGCCTCGCCCAGTGCGGGGTTTTTTTATGCCTGAAATTCAGATAAGACTTGCTGTTGTTATCGGTCAGAGTTACATGTGTGTCTATGCACAATAACTGACCCAAGGTTTAAATTATCATGCTAAAACATGAAGATATGACAACAGCCGCCGCCTGTGTTTTAGAAACCGCACCCCTGTATGACTGGGTGTCTGTTTCGGATATTTCCACCCTGACGGGGCTATCAGCACCGCGTTGCCAATTACTTTTAACTCAATTTTGTCTGGCTGGCCTGATGGAAAGCCGGGACAACAACACCTTTTTCAAGCGTTGCCCCTGATGAGGTAGTGTCTTAAGGGGTGAAATGAACGGCGGGTGGATTGAACAACATCAGCCGTTCATCCTGTACTTCCAGAGAGCAAGCCAGCGTCGATTTAGGGAAAATATTGTGAATTTAAGTGGTATCACATTAATTAACGACGACTCTTTGCAATTTATCAAAACGTTACCGGACAACTGCATAGACCTGATCGCCACCGACCCGCCGTATTTCCGGGTGAAAGAGTGCAGTTGGGACAGGCAGTGGGAAGATGTCACCGCATACCTCGCCTGGTTGGATGAGATGTTGGCCGAGTTTTGGCGGGTACTGAAACCCAACGGCAGTTTGTATATGTTCTGTGGTTCGCGTCTGGCCTCCGATACTGAACTGCTCGTTCGTGAACGGTTCAATGTATTAAACCATATTATCTGGGCAAAACCGTCCGGTCCGTGGCGTAGACAAAATAAAGAAAGTTTAAGGATGTATTTCCCCGCCACTGAACGGATCATCTTCGCAGAACACTATCAGGGACCCTACCACCCAAAAGGCGATGGCTATTCCCGCCAGTGCCGTGAACTGAAACAGTCGGTATTTAAACCGCTGATTGATTATTTTCGTGATGCCCGAAAAGCGTTAGGCGTCACGGCAAAAGACATTCACGAAACGACGGGAAAGCAGATGGCCAGTCACTGGTTCAGCGACAGTCAGTGGCAGTTACCCAATGAAGGGGACTATAAAAAGCTGCAGGTATTGTTTGAATGTGTCGCTAAAGAAAAGCACCAGCGTGGAGAATTAAACAAACCCTATTGTGAGCTGGTGGAATCGAACCTGACCTTGTCACGCCAGTATGAAGAATTGCGACAGGAATACGGTTTGTTGCGCCGATCGTTCTCGGTCACGGTAGAGGTGCCTTATACCGATGTCTGGCATTTTGCCCCTGTTCAGTATTATCCGGGTAAACATCCTTGCGAAAAGCCGGGTGATTTGATGGCGCATATTATCCAGTCCAGCAGCCGCGAAGGGGATCTGGTGGCAGATTTCTTTATGGGGTCTGGGGCGACACTGAAAGCTGCGTTAAAGCTGAATCGCCGTGTTTTAGGGGTTGAGTTGGAAGAAGAACGTTTTAGTCAAACTGAACGAGAGATAGATATTTCATAAATTGGCAGGATCACAATTTAACGCCAAAAACCACGCAGGGTAATACCTGCTAAACGTTACGCATTGCGTATCTGCCGTCGCCAGTTCGGGGCGGCATCTCCTATTAACTCACCTAATGATCACTCCGTCAGTGGGGTGGAATATGAATCGTATGGACAAATACACAAGCCCCACTGCATACGGCTGGGGCGCATTTACTGCAATGCTCGGCGCTTTGTCATTGAACGACTGGGCAATTGTCATCGGCATTCTCTCCACGATAGGCACATTTGCCGTGAACTGGTACTACAAGCATCGGGAGTTCAACAGACGTGAAAAAGACGAGTAAGTTAACGGCTGCTGTTATCGGTCTGGTACTTTCCGGTGCGGGTGCCCCGGCAATACTGTCTCAGTTTCTGGACGAGAAAGAGGGCAACCGGCTATCAGCATATCAGGACGCTGGCGGCATCTGGACTATCTGCCGTGGCGTGACTCGCATTGATGGCGTTCCCGTTCGGCAAGGTATGAAGTTAACGACAAATCAATGTAGTGGACTCAACGCTAAAGAGGCCGAGCAAGCCATTGTATGGGTAAGGCGCAATGTCAAAGTGCCATTGACTGAACCCCAGATAGCAGGTATTGCCAGTTTCTGCCCGTACAACATTGGCCCAGGGAAATGTTTATCTTCCACGTTCTACCGTAAGTTGAATGCCGGAGACAAGAAAGGGGCGTGTGCTGAGATTCAGCGCTGGATATTTGACGGTGGCCGAGACTGTCGGCAGACGAAAGGTCAGGCGAACGGCTGTTACGGTCAGGTTGAGCGACGTGCTCAAGAGGCAGAGTTAACGTGTTGGGGGTTGGATGAATGAAACTCACACTAACCCACTACACGATTATTGTTCTATTTGTTACCACAGGCGTAGCCACATTCGGAAGCTACCATTACAGCACCGAGTATGAGAAGCAAAAGAAGGCTAACGAAGACCAAGTAACCGAAATCCAGCAACTGACCGACACCCTCAACTACCAGAACACGCACATTGATATGCTGCATGAGATGGAGACCAAGCACACTCAGGAACTCGCCAATGCCAAATCTGAAATTGACACTCTTCGGTCTGATGTTGCCGCTGGTCGTCGCAAGCTGCGCATCCAAGCCATCTGTCCCGTGCGTGAAACCACT